TCTATGGACTTTTATGTTTTTATCGCGCAATATTTTTTTGTTGTCTTTACTTTCTTCAGAGCTTTCATTTCCCTGGAGTACAGCGCGGTGCTCCAATTCAAATTGGTCGTCGCCTTTACGATAAATTGGCATATTATTTCCAGTTCGGTGATAAGGAGCTAAGGCGCTTAGCTCGATTAAGATTAACGCCCATAGGTGAATCACTCTTTGCGGCAGGTCCTGCCTTACCATCGTTAGGTAAGTGTGGTGCTGGTGCAAGATACTGCTTGTCTTCATTTCTTTTTGTCATGATGACGTTGCCTTCTTTAACGCCCTTCATTTGACGGCGAATTCCGCGAGCGTTATCTAATCCTTCTGGATAGTAGTAACCTGCAGCATCAATACGCTCACCTTTGTGCACACCGCGTTGATAGCCACGTTGTGTAATGCGAACTTTAAGTGAGTCTAAAACATTTTCTGATGTTGAACCTGGACGCCCTCGGTCATCACGACGTGTGCGAATTGTTCCTAAGTAACCATCTGGGTATTCTGCGGAAGGTTGGCGACCAACACCTAAACGAAGAAAATCAAGTTCTGAACGCGCAACAGGAACACCGCCACCACCATAAGTAGTGTTAGTTCCATACATCCCAGCAGCGCCGAGATTTTGTATATTTTGATGTGGACCTGGCATAACCTTTATTATAGGTTAGCGGAAGCCGCCTAGCACCACTAACTCTCTACGAGCATCAAATCCTGCGCCTACTACCAATGAAACAATTCCTGGGTGGGATTCAAGGCCCGATTTATCTCTAAACCAACCCGAACCATTATCCATTGCAGGGTTCTGTATAAATAATCGTGTCCCAACACTTTGAACATCATAATGGTGCAGATGACCAACGTTAAGGATGTCGGCATTTGCCACTGAACAACGACCCATAACTTGACCTGACCACCATGCAACCATGTTGTTTTTCTGATGTCCGTGAGCCATACCGTACAAAGTTCCACTTAAATTAACGGCAAGTGTGCTGTCATCTTTTGCCGGATAACGAAATTCAACGCGGTCTTTAAGAAATTCATTCTCCTGGCACGCATCCTCTACGGCACGAACAATCTCAATCTGCCATGAATCTTCTGGACGACTTACAAGAAAACGTTGGACTTCATCATGGTTTCCTGGAACAACAGGTACAATAATTTTTGGTGCTAGCTGTGCCATAGCTTTAATCTGAGCCATTAAAACACGGCGACCAACTTGTACTTGCTGCGCTACTCCGATGTCATGACGTCCCATGACCTTACCCTTTTGGCTTGTCATGCCTTCAATACAGTCACCAAGTTGAGGGAGGGCAATCTGCCCAATTTTATATTTCTGTTGTAAAAACTTATGGTGGTCTACAGCCTCATCAAAAGAACGCAATACACGGTCAACAATTGCTGGGGTATCGTCCTTACCGTATTGTGTATCACCAAGGCTATACACGGCTGTAAGGTCTCCTTCAAAATCATTTGATGATTTTGGCTTCCAATTAGAAACTTCTTCAATAAGTCTTTGTGCATCGTAATCTTGAACTGATGATACTGCTGGAATAACGTTGATGCGCCAAGAATGAAGCCACTCACCATCCCACTTTTGCCAACTACCTCTACGACTGTTTACTAACACCCATTCTGATGGGTCTAAATTTGCTTCTCTTAATAGTTCTTCTGCCCCTGGAGTATTTCCATCTACACGTGGTCCGGTAATAGCAAACCCACCTGTTGTCTGGTCAAGTTCTGAACGTGGGCGCCAATTTTCTGGAATCGCTTTTAATATGTTATCTGAACCTTCTTTTCCTAAAGATACAAACTTTTTAAAATCATCACTTATGGACATGAGCACCACTTATTTCTATGTGTACGGAATGTTGTTAAACTAAAAGATAAGTCGTTAAATTTTGTTTGCAAAAATCTATGCATCTCCATAGTTGAAGATTTAGTAGTCATCAACTCTTGAAACTGTACTATAAGCTCATCATCTTGATTTTTTAGCCATTCATTTACAGCGCAACGGCCTTTTGAATAGGTGCCACTACTAGAACGTGGTGATAGCTTGGCTAACTCATCTTTTAATGACACGGGTGTAATTCAACCATACATTTGCAAATAGGACAATTGCTTGAGCAAATAAAAAACCCCCCAATTTCTTGGGGGGCTTTTACTAATTTAATTAATCAGCCATGCCTGATGTGAAGTTTGGCTTGCTACGGTTAATAGCTGGTGCAATTAAACGACCATTACCTTGTGTAGCACCTGCTTCTGGTGAAGTCTGCTTTTGAAAACCTACACGAACTCCATAACGAGCTCCAGCGCGGTGTCCGTCCGCCTTAACAAATGAACGTGATGGTTTTGCCTGCTTGTATGGGTCAGTTCCGCCTTTAGCGTTACCGGACTTTTTCATAAGCTTGCCTTTTTCGGGCATAGCTACACGTGGGTTTGAACCAGTTGCGTTACTTGGCTCAGTAGAAGTAGGTGCCAGCGGAGCTGGGTTCTTCTTAGAATCTGATTTCATTTAATTTCCTTTGCAAAGGTGGTTAAATAACAATAAGGCATTTGCACCAAAAATAACTGCTTAACCTGAGACTGAAATAACAAAAACTATGGCGGAAATTTGTCCATCATGGCTTTCAATGCTTGCAAAACCCGGAATACAGGTAAGGTCCAGTCCTCGTGGGGCTGTGTAACCTCTTGCGATTGCAATTGCTTTAACTGCCTGGTTAACGGCACCTGCACCAACGGCACGAATCTTGCAGCCGCGAGTTTCATAAATGCTGTGTGCAATTGCGGATGCTACGGCTTGTGGGTTGCTTCCTGCGCCTACGCGAAGGATGCCCTCTTCTTCTTTTACTACGTCAGTCATTATTACCTCTTATGCTCGAATTAGTATTGCCCGTAAAGTATGGACAATCAAGCAAGGTATTTCAGGCTAAACGGTTCGATAATCTATAGGGGTGGGAGCCGTAGCTAGGCTGCCACACAATTCGCACTCCATATCTAGCATATATAGGGATATTTCCCCATCCTCAAACATGGCCTTTACATTCCATAAAAATGAACCGCAAGGACAAACGTGAAGGGGCGCTTCTTTATCCCTAAGGTCAAGAGGCATCTAATTCAATCTTTCCATCTTTTTGACCCTGCAAAATAATAGGGGCAGCGTAAAAAAGAAATTCACGGGTATAACAAGTTTCGCAACCGCAATAAGGAAGTCCTGATAAAACTTCAGGCTCCTCAACCCCATCATCTCCGTAAATAAAATAATTTTGTAAAGAGTCTACGTACTCGTTTACTCCGGTTTGCAGGTCTTCGGCCCAACTCTCATCATTAATAGTAAAGGTCATTTGCTTCCTCCCCATCCTCCGCCTTTAAAATGTGCTGGTATGGGATTGAAAACTTTTTGCATAAAATCCCCACATTTTTTGCATATTAAACGAGCATTGTCATCAAATCTTAAATACTTCTCAACTGTAACATCACATCGTAGACAAGTAAAGTCATAATTAGGCACTGTGTGTTAACCTCGTTGTGTGGTACTGGCATGTTTTATACATTTTGCGGTAATAATAAGACTTATCTGATGGTTTTTCTACCACCCCTGGAAGTTTTTCATTGCACTCACATACTTTTCTGTACTCTGTTTCTAAACGTTTAACTTCTTCTTTGGCATTAAACAATTCTTGTAAAAGTTTATGCGCTTCTTTATACATCTGGCTCTCCATATCCTGCGGCTCGCAACAAGTTAACAAAATCTTCTAACCGCACTAGTGTAACCCATTCAGTAATATTAACCTCTCCCTGTCCGTTAAGACGCAAAACTGCTACGGGCAAATCTTTACCGTTGTGTCTGTCTTTAAGCTGCTTAATAGTGGCGCTGGGTGAAAAATCTTTGCGGGCTTTAACTTCCCAATCAATTCCAATAGTGCCCGTAATATCTGTTCCGCTACGACCAGCCCCTGTACTTTCAGCAAAAGGGAATCCATGCTCGGCTAAGTACATAGCTACTACTTTTTGCGAACGATACCCTCTATGTTTTCTTGACTGACTAGGCACTGTAACGGCTGCCTCGCATGCGGTCACGGTCTCCTGAAGTGCGTCGGGTTAGCTCACGGCTCACTAGGCTGTAATACCGCTCCATATTGTCCTGTGTAGTCTCCATAAGCTTACGGTACGCGTATGTGTATTTTTTAACTTTAAGTTTTTCTTGGATATCTGATTGGGTTAGTACAGCTGCTTTTAAAAGCCCAGCTTTTTCTGTACTTTTACCTGTTGAAGTAGAAATTAAAGCCCTTGCCTCAGCTAAATCGTAGTCATTCTCTGCTTCTAGTTCTGCAACTTGAGCACACGCGGTCTGTGTGCGCATCATGTTGTAGTTCTCCATGTATTTAGACGCCATTACCATAAGGTCTTGGTCTCCCACTAATGTGATGTCTGTAGGGAAATCAGGTAATTCTATGTCAAGAACTTTTTTTACTGTCAAACCTTGACGCTCTAATATTGAAATAATTTCTTCACTAATTCCTGTAACCTCAAGCTTGAACATTATCATACCCCTTACACTGATAACAACCTTCTGTAGCATCAATATTACAGGTAGGAGGCTCTTTCTTGTCAACCGCAAAAACTATATGTTCAGCTGCTTCCAAAATGTGACTAATTCCAAAATCGCTTTTGGGAATAACAAATTCTTTAACCTGTTGATTAGCTTTATTTTCGTATAAAAATATTGCTTCTTGTGGTTGTATTGGCAGCCCTATCAATTCAGCTAATTTCATATACATCTGTGCTTGTTTAATATGACTCATGAAAGGAGCATTTAACGCTTTCCACATGTCATCAAGATTTCCGTTATGTTCAGCTGTAAGATTTGGCGCTTCAAATCTAAATGTGCCTGCGCCTATGGATTTAATCTCTAATAGTAGGGGCTCCCCAAAACCAAGAAGTATTCCGTCTGCGTGACCAGAAATCTTTAATGGCTCATAATTAAGTGAAACCTCTCGATATTCAAGGTGTTTAACATCTATTTTGTGATTCGATGGAATTCCTAAAAATGTGTCTTTGCAATCATCGCAATAGTACTTTCCCCACAGAGCATCCATCTCTTTAAATATATTTTGCCAACCTGCATGAATGTCATGGCCTACTTGAAATACTCTTTTTTGTGTAAGCGTTACGCGGTATTTACTTGGTGGGGGTGGAAAACCAAGTAATTGAAAATATGAACTTCTATGGCACCAATCATCTTTAACCATAGCTGAGGGATGGAGCACATCAGAACGACGGTCAGTGGGTGCGGGCTTAGCAATAAGTTGACGTTCTACAGTTGTTAATACTCTTGAAGTTTTTTTACCCGCGTCAATAAATTTTTTAAGGCTGCCGGTTGCCTTAAATTTTTCCCCTTTTATTTCCATGTTTGAGTACCCACTCTTCTAATGTAAGGCCAACCTTAGCAGCTTTTCTCTTTAACGCATTACGCTCACGATGGCTCATACCTCCCCATATACCATGCTGCTCATCCATGTCCTCTGAATAAAATAAACATTGAAGTCTTACGGGGCATTCGGGGAAGCCATCTTTACCAAAGCATACGGATTTTGATTTTGTTGCAATTTCTTTATATTTAATTTTATCTCGTGGAGGGAACCACAATTCTGTATCCATGCCACGACATTTTGCTTGATGCCACCACTCTAAGTTGGCGGAACTTTCGTAAGACAAGTGCACTCCTGAAGATTCTGGCGCATTTCTAAGAAATCATCTTCAGTAAGCAATACATAATTGTTCTCGTTAAGACTCACACCTAATACGGGCATTCGACTATCAAGAATTGCTTCGTTGACAATTTTCTCCAAAACTGCGGCTTTGACAGTAAAGGAGGCTTTGCCCGTCCACTTATGCTCTATAAGAAGGTCGCTACTACGAACATCACCTTTACGACCCCAAAAAGCCCCGCTACCAGCGCTACGCTGACCGCCAACTTTCTTTGCTAATCGTACCTCGTGCTTCTTAGATTGCTTTTGACCTTCACTCCTCATCGGAGTCATCTGCTACGAACTTAGACCCAGCTTTAATGGAGTCAAGCACATCGCGTTCTAAAGTTTCTTTCAAATCTATTTCTTCCCGTATGGAGTCAAGCATAGCATCTGCCCCTTGCCATTGTCGAGTCTCGCCGTTAATGTCATAGCGATAATAAGCACCCGCTCTAGTGATGACCTTATTGATAATACCCATAGCAATCACTTCTTTAGCAAAATCGTAATTACCGCGTTCTACGGGACCTCCTGGAGCAAAGTAGAAGTCAACAAAAGCTGTCTGTGATGGTGGGGCTGACTTGTTCTTAAGGGTGCGAATTTTAATGGTCTGACCTACGCGATGTTTTTCTTGCCCTGTACCGGCGTCAATCCATTCATCGCGCTTAATCTCAATACGCGTAAAAAAAGCGTAATCCTTGCCTTTACCGCCGGGAGTAGTTCTTGGGTCGCCGTACATAACGCCCACCTTGTCACGCCATTGGTTAATCATAATTCCAATAAAAGGACGCTCATAATCAATGAGTGAACGTTTAGAAGCAATCCCTACCTTACGGAAGAACTTGTTAGTCAGCATGGCACCTCTGCCTACTGTGAATTCTTCCATTTGTTTCTCGTCTTCTGCACTAGGAACCAGGGCAGGAAGGGAATCAATAACCACGCAATCAACAGCCTTGCTTTCGACCAACTCAATAACCGACTCATATGCTTCCTCCATAATGTTAGTTGATACAACGTAAAGGCGCGATAAATCAACACCGCACATCTCTGCATATTCTGGTACCCATTGTTCTGCGGCAACCCATACAGTTGTAAATTCTGGGTCTTTTGCTTGATTTGCTGCAATTGTCTTTAGCGCAATAGCGGTTTTACCGTTAGAAGCTTCTCCAACAATTTCATGCCATTGATTAACGGGCCAACCCCCACCCAAAGCAACATCAAAAGCAATAGACCCAGTTGTTACTCTGGACATTACATCGTCTCTAATATCTTGACCAAGAACAATAGTATTTGCACCAAGCTTTTTGTTAATCTTGTTAATAATCTTTGCTAACTCTGGATTAAGTGCCATTAAATATGTCCAATGATTGTCTGTGGGTTAAAACCGCCGGTTGCTACTTGTCGTGCAGGCTGTGCTGGTCCCGAAGCCTGTGGTCCGCCAACAATTCCTTTACCTACGCCAGAACCTGATTGTTGAATTGGATACCCGCAATCATAACAACGTGGTTTATTTTCTCCACCACCTGTGTAATTTCCGCTCCCGCATCCAGGACAACGAGAGGCCGTCGTTGCACTTGATGGCAATTGACGTTCTCTTACTTCGGGCGGTAGGTATGGAGGCTGTTGTTGAGTGGGGGGATATGAAGTAGGTTGCTGTGGAGATGAATATTGTGGGACAGAGGGCTGTTGCTGTCCTAATTTATTTGCCCACCAATTACTGCTCATCTTCTTCCTCCTTGTATGTTGTGCTTAACTTTAATGCGTGAGTATGAAGTATATCAAGTTCTATACCTGATGAAAAAGCGGTGACGAGGGCAGAGAAACCGATGGCCTTATAGAAGTCAGTCATTGCATCTAACTCATCATCACTAATAGATTTTTCAAATTCTTCGTCAAACTCTCGTTGTTGAGTCCCAACAATTATTCGAGCGTTTAAATCACTAATAACATCTATAAAAGGAAGGAGTTCGTCTAAAGCGGCTAACCTTTTGTAACTATCTTCTAATTCTTTTTCCTCGCCTTCCTTGCTTACCGGGTTTAATCCAAGTAACAAAGCTATTTGATTTGGATTATCAATGCTTAAATCGTAAAGACTCCAACGAGTTATAGTGCTGAAAGGTATCTCTAATTGGGTGTGTAAATGCTCATCTTTAGAAAAAAACTTATCAAACCACCTCATTATTTAGCTTCTCCCCAACGTTGAACGGTTTTAACATCTGCAATCAGTGGAACATCCAAAAGTTGAATTCCCTCCATAGCGCTACGAATAGCCTCTGCTGTTTCAAATGCTTTATTGTCCGGGGTGAGGGTCACAAGTTCATCATGTACTGTCAATAACAATTTAGCTTCTTTTGGAATCATGTCCTGGGCGCGAATCATAGCAAGTTTAATAATGTCTGCTGCTGAGCCTTGTATGCGAGTGTTAAAAGCCTGACGTTCTGCACCTGATTTAATACCAAAATTAGAGGAGTTAATATCGGGCAGGTATCTACGGCGTCCTAGCAGAGTGGATACATAACCCCTTTTGCGTGTGCTATTGACAACCATAATTCGGTACTTATTGACAGCGTTAAATTTTTTTGAAAAGTCATTAAGAAGATTTTTTGCTTCCGTAACAGTACATCCTATAGAAGCCGCAATTTTATCGGGACCAACACCATATGCCATAGCAAGAACAAGGACTTTACCTGCCTTGCGGTCCACGCCCATGGTGTCTCCAACTGTTGTATAAATATCTCGGTTATTGAGATAGTTATCCATCATGATTGGGTCTTTTGCCATGGAAGCAATCACTCGCGGTTCAATTTGTGAATAATCCGCAACTACAAGCTTGTAGCCTTCGGGAGCATAAAAAAGATTACGGATAGCCTTGCCGTGAGCCGTGTGAGGAGCCGGAACGTTTTGAAGGTTTGGATTACGGCTTGAGAAACGTCCAGTCTCGGCCCCATGCTGTACAAAGTCACAATGAATCTTGCCGTCAATAAGAAGGCTTTCTTTATGTTCAACCTTAATCTTTCCTGCGGTTGTGCGGGTTACATCTCCACCAAGATAGGGAATAACGTAAGTTGTAAGAAGCTTATTTAAATCAGAGTACTCCAGGAGCGCTTTTACAAGTGGGTTTGTGTCTCTATACGGCTCTAATGCATCTGAAGCCACTGAGTAGTCAGATAACGTTAGGGGTTCACCATCTATGTCTTTTGACTTGCCCTTTGGGGTAAGAATCTTAGGCTTAAGGCCTTGTCCACCATTTTCCTTCTTACCATATAGAAGCTCTTGCTTCTCTGGGTTAGAGTTGATATTAAATACTTTGCCAGCAATTCGGTAAATATCAGAACGTGCTTTCTCAATATCAATCTCTAACTGAGCGTGTAAAACCGTTAGCTGCTCTATATCTATTGGAGCCCCGGACAACTTCATGTGGCATAGAACCCTAAGGACACCCATCTCTAAGTTCATTACATTGGTTAGCTGTCCTTCTTCTAACTTCTTTTTAAGTACGTTCTTATAAAGCAAAAATGTGTATTTGGCATCAAGGTATGCGTACTTGGCAACATCTTGAAATGAATACTTCTCAACTTCTTTACCAATTCCCTTAACCATGTGATAGCCAAATTCACGAGATAAACAATCGTCTAAACCGCACTTGTTTTTATTTCGGTTGTCATACAAAAACGAAGCAATCATAGTATCAAAATACGGGCCCTTAGGAATTTCTCCCCCGTAATATTTAGCAATAGAAGTTAAATCAAATACTAAATTATGACCAACAAGTGTGCGACCTTCTCCAAACATCAACGGCTTTAACGCCAAAAACACTTCTGATGGGAGTAGCTGCTCTGGTGGTGGTCCAAATGTAACTGTGGCTTTCTTTTTATCTCTTGAATAATCAGATTCTCGTGCTGGTAATCCAGCATCTACACGCTTCTGTCCTTGGCCAGTTAAAGGGAACTCCTCTAAAATAAAATCACCATTTGGGTGGCCTAGCGCTATAACATCACCTCGACCATGTGTAGATAAAGAAATCCACAAAACCTCATTGACAACCGTTACGCCACGTTGTGGCCCAACAGTTTCTAAATCATACGCAAAAGAGTCTTGCTGTAAATAGTACGAAACCATTTCATCAAGTTGTTCTTTAGTGGTAATAATATTTATGGGAACCCCCTAAAAAGGAGAGGTTGAGTAGGGGAATAAGAACCCAACCTCTCCAAACCTAGTATTAGGCTAAAGCGTTTACTACTTCTGTAAGCTCTGCAATTGAAAGCTTGCGAACAATTGAAGCATCAAATGGATTCATATCTTCAATAGCAGACTCTGCCTTTGCCTCGTCAATTCCATAATCCTCGGCAAGGTCACGACCCTTAACTGGGTTAAGTGTGTAAACGGTATGCTGCATTTGACCACGACGTGCCACAGCCCAATAGTTTTTAGCCAATGGTCCTGAAGGCGAGTGATGTGCTGCGTGTAGGGTTTTAAAAAACAGTGGTGAGGCAACAAGCTTTGTCATAGTTGTCTCTGTTGGAGTAAGAACTGCAATAGAGAATGCATACTTCTTCTCAGCTTTGCTGTTTAGTGATGGGGTTAAACAGATTGGGCAGCCGGTTCCAAGGCAAGTGTATGAACGCTGGCCTTCTGTCTTTTGTGTAAGAAAGTGTTGGCTGTAAATAGCAAAAGGACCATCTGGGTCAAGAAACTTAATGATTTGAATTGTCTCAGAAAGTTTAAAATCTTTTGCGTACTCTTTAGGCTTAATAGCCTCTTCTGCGGCATCCCAACCAGATTTAATTGCATCTGTTGAATTGCTTGGGCGACCTTCAATATCTGCATTTTCAATTGAAAATTCATCAACTTCAGGTACGAAATCATCTGTAATTTGAACTGACATTTTTATATCTCCTAGTTTGTTTGACTTGATTCGTTTTTAGTTTCATTTGCAAGGATTTGACTCCATGCCTCGGCTATCTCAATGCTGAGATGTCGGTGTACAGCCCAGTCTATACGCTTGACTTCTAAAAGTCCAGCCTTAATAAAGAGCTGTACAGCCGTTTCAATCATGGCTCGGCTGTAAAGGCGTCTTCCTTTATGGTCTTCTCCATGAATATTTTTTTTAGTGGGTAGTCGGTAAGGGGCTTTAGGTAAGTAGCCTTTTTCGTTCCAAACCCGTATTGAAACAAAAGGTCTTCCCAAAGCTTGAGCTAGCGCACCTACAGTAAAAAGCTCTACATCGTTCCCGTTAGGCAAAGTTTTTACTTGTGGCTTTGCATCCCATTGCTGCGTTGACACGCGGTCAACAGTTTTTGGCAATGCACTTTCGCGTCGCTTTTTTTTGCTTCCTGGGTAAAAGACGTCCAGGTCTGCAAAAGCGTTATCAATGTAATCGTCTGTCATTCTTTAACCAAGAATGCATACGAAACTTTAAGTGGAAACATTAAATCAATGTCTTCTTCCGTTAATTCTTTTTTGTATAGCGCAGCCATAATTGCTTGCGGGTCTAAAGTTGGAAGCTTTGGCATACAAGTATCTTCTAACCCTTTTTCAGTAATAATGCGTTTTGCAACTTCTGGGTCAAGTGGATTAGAATTTTTACGTTGTTTAGTAAGTGTAATCCCGTCAACTTCAAGAATTACATGGCCATTACCGTTTACTTCGCCGAAAGACTCAACAACTTCAAGTAAACGCTTTTTTAATTCTGATTCTCGCTCTAACATGAGCTTCATTTCATTTTTAAGCGCAACGTACTGTTGTACTGTTCTATTGACTTCTGTATTTTCCATGTAATCCCCTTTATATGGGGCTACATTATTGAGCTAGCTACTTATTGTCAACTAGATAGGATTCAAGAGCCTTAATAAGTACGCTTGTAACAGTTACACCTTCTGAAAGAGCCTTTTTCTGGACAGGCTTCCAAATCTCATCGGGAACACGAATTGTACGTGTAGGTGTCTTGGGCGCGTTAGGCATTAAATAATTATATCAGCTTAGACTGAAGCAAAGGTCAAAAACTGTTTAAGGCTTCCCACGGTAAGTGGTACTCCGCCCTTATCATCTATGCCTTCGCCATCAATAATTGCGTTAGCAACAGATGTTTTTTGTTGTAAAGCGTCATATTGACGTTCTTCTACGGAGCCATCAACAATAAGGTCTTGTATAACAATTGTTTTCCACGTAGAAGATGCTCTCATAATACGTCCGTTTCGTTGAGTTGCAGAACCTGAACTCCAAGGTAAATCATAATTAATAAGGAGATTGGCAGCGGGCAAATCAACGCCGTAACCACCAGCATCAGAAGATACAAGGACGCGAATTTCAGGTAGAGTATTAAAGGCAATTTTATTCTCCTCCTTAGTCTTCGCATCTAACTTACCTGAGTACAAGCGGCACTGTTCAACCCCTAAAGCATCGGCTATTTTGTCCAGCATGTCTACGTAAGTGGCAAAAATTACTAGTTTGTTCTCTTCATTTTGTTCTAAAAAGTTCTTGGCGTATTCAATAAGTGTGTTTAGCTTATTAGAGGTGTCAATATTTTCTAAAGCCCCATCATTAACAAGCTCATTAGCGTAGGCAGAGCCTTCTCCGTTCATGGCTAAATATTTCTTTGCGCTAGTACGAAGCAAGTCTGGGTGGGAACACAACATCTTAAGACACCCAATTTTAGACATAATTTTTCCGCGCATTTCATCTTCTGGTCCACCACGGCTAGCTTCAATGCCGTAGTGCGCTAAAATATTAAACGAGGCACCAAACATTGCTTGGGCATCGTCTAAATCTTGCATTAAATCTTTTTGAATACGGTTGTATAACTTTGCAGACTTCCTATCAAAAACAATTTTGATTGGGTCTTTATGAATTGATTCTGGGAGAAATGGCGCAACATCAGGGTCTTTTTGTGCTTTACGAACCGATGCTTCTTTCATTACCTCATGAAGAGTAGGAAGATTAATGTAGCGCTCTACACCACCCCAATTGTTGCGCACAATAAATGTGCGGTCAAAGTTTTCAAAACTCCCTAAAACTCCGTTATCAACAAACTGCATAATGCTATACAGCTCTTCTGGTTTTCCGTTTTCAATAGGTGTTCCGGTAAGAGCAAACTTAAATGGTGCGTTAGATAGTTTTTTTACTTGTTTAGAACGTTTTGAACGAAAAGACTTAATAGCGGTTGCTTCGTCTAAGACTACAAATCCTCGTGGAAGTTTTTTGATTTTATCCCAGTCGTTAACAACTTGCTCATAGTTAAGGATGATGTAATCAACCTTTGAATTACGCCAGTCGTATGCTTTCTCGTATTGTTCTGCTCTTTTTGCTGGCGTTCCATCAATGACCAAAGGGTTTGAAGTATCATTAGTAAACTTCCTAATCTGATTTGCCCATTGATATTTAAGTGAAGATAAACAGACTATCAAACCTGGCTCTGTAATTTGACGCGAATCCATAAGACGTTCAACCGCTGCAATGGTTAAAACGGTTTTTCCTAGCCCTAAATCATAAGCAACTAACATTTTCTGTCGTTCGCACATGCGGTCAACAGCCTCTGGTTGGTAAGGAAGAAGTGTGCCCGTAAAAGTCATAGAACTACCCTAGCAGGCTCTTAATCTGATTGCTGAGATGCTCCATATCTTTATCATTAGTGATAACTGCGTCCCAATCCCATAAATCCATATCTGTCTCTGATACGTGGTCGTTAACTGGTCCTACTCCAGGCCGATTAATGCGCCAAATTTGTGAGTTTTCAATTTTTTTAATTTCTTCGGCTTCATTTTGAAACCTAACATCGGTAATGACTATGCGGTTGGTGGGATTAATAGTGTTTAAAACTTGGTTAACCCAAAAGTTTTCACCAAGTATGTTGCGTGCTCCAACTCCCAAATCTTGTAGGAGACGGCGTACTTCGGGCGCAGTTTTTTTGGCGCCTTCCCATCCCTGAGAATCAACTAAATCTTGAAGTCTAAAAACAGGTTGACCATCGTTAATAAATGGGTCCATCTCGTATAAAAGTTTGCGAATGTTACTTGCAAACGCAACATTTTCATAACCATGAAGACCGATGAGCATCCCTGCAACGGTGTCTTTTCCTGATTGCGCGTATCCTGACAAACCAATAATCATAAGAATGCTCTCTTCCCGTGTATTGAGTGGCGTGCGTTTTCTAAGCCAAACATTATCTCGGCTTTGCTCATACCACCAACATCTTTCATGTCTGTATTGTCATAGTTAAAAAACCAACAGTCAAATCCCATTGCTTTTGAGTATTCAAGTAAAGCCATTGATGAGCTGAGTCCAGCTTGGTCATTATCCATAGCAAACGTAATGTGGTTTGCTCCTCTAATAAGATTAATTTGGTCTTTTGACACAGAAGAACCGCACACTGCAACTCCACCAAGCACGCCAACTGACGCAAGTCGGGCTACATCTAAAGGTGACTCGACTACAGTAATGTTTGGTCCTTCATAACGTTGATAGCCAAAAAGTGTAGATGACTTGTTTACTTTAGGTGGGAAGTTATTAAAACGGCGTTCTTTAAACCACTTTTCTTGCCACCCAATAAGCTTGTTAGTGTATGGGTCGCGCATAGGAAGAATCCAACTTTCGTTAGAAGAATTCCATAAGATTTCATAATAATCTGCTGCAACGGATGTAATGCCACGAGATTTTAAGGCGTATATAGGGGGAGAAGAAAAAGCGCTAAGCATTGATTCTGTCATTGGCTGTGCTTGTTCTTGTATAGGCGCAAGTGCAGTTAATTTTTCAAACGCTTTAGTTAAATTACGTTCGCCACTGCTAATCCATTGCTTAGCTATATCGGAGCCAACTCCTTGAACATACTCAACTAATGAGTTAACACTTCCTTTAAAGTGGCATGAGAAACAGTTGTGAACACCGGTGTCTGCATTAATGTACCAAGAAGGATTGTTGTCTTCTTTTCCTTTACGCTCCAAGTGAGCGGGGC